CTATCCGGCCTGCACGGCTTGATTCGCCTGGTCGGCGGCTGCCTTGGCCGCCTCCCATTCCGCCTCAGTCGGGGCGCGGCCCTCCTGGATCGGGACCAGCAGGGATTTGATCTCGTCGGAGATCTCCGGGAGGGCCTGGATCAGGCCGATAACAAGAGCAGCGTACGGCATCACTTGGTCTCCTTGGTCTGGAGCAGGGTGGTCAGGGCGGTCAGGGCGTCCTGCCCGGCGGTGATGGCGGCCTGATCGAGCGGGTCGCCACGCTCGGCCACGTCCATCAGCGGCACGATCTGATCGTGCGCCCGCTGAAACGCCGGCTTGATGTCGGCCACGACCTTGGGGTCGGCAGCGGGGCTCTGCTCATAGGTGACCGCGAGTTGACCGGCGATCACGTAAGAGCGGCCGAGGGCCATGACGGCCTGTTGCCGCTCGATCAGGGCATTGCTGCCGCATGCGGACAGCACCAGGCCGGCACCGAGCAGGAGGGCGATAGCGACGCCGCCGACCTTTCCGCCGGCCGACGGCGTGCTGGATGCCGGCGCGGCCGGCAGGGCGATGCCAGCGGCCTCGATCGCGGCCTTGGCGGCCGGGGCATCGGTGCGGGCGACGACGACGCCGGTCAGCCCCACCTGGAGCCGATTCGTCGCCCAGCCGATATTGAGGGCGAACAGGTTGATCACCCGATAGACGGGTGCCCAGCGCGAGGTGTCGGCCGGCGGCTGGACATAGACGGTCAGCAGCTTGCAGCCGATGATCAGTGCCGCGATCGGCAGGGCATATTGTGCCGGCACGTATGCCAGCAGGGACGAGAGGTCCATGATTGATCCGATTCTTACGATAGGGGGGAAGGCAGGCGGCCGAGGAATGCGGCGCGTTCAATCTCACGGCGGTTGACCAGCCCCTGAGACACGACCAGGCGCCCGGTGTGCGGGTCGCGGATCTTGTTCCAGACGGCGAATTGCGCGCTGGCGCCGTCGAACCGGCCGGCGTTGAGCAGGCGCAGCAGCGTCGAGGACGCAGCGGCCGAGGTGCCGACATTGTATTGCCAGGACAGCACGGCGCCCTCCTGACAGGCCGACAGCGGCACATGCACCAGGGCGCGCAACTTGACGCGCAGGGCGGCGACCGTGCCGGTCAGCAGGGCAACGGCCGCATCCTCGGTGATCGGTGCTGTCGCGGCGGTGACAGGCGAGCCGTCAGCCAGGCACCGGTTGCCACACCCGATGGTCCAGAGGCCGGCGATGTCCTGGTAGGGCGCCAGGCGCAGGCCCTCCAGCCGGCGCAGTAGCAGATCCGCGACGGCGAGCGAATCCATCTCCATGATGGGCTCCATTGGCGAGTAGGAATCAAAAAGGCCGCCCCGGGGGACGGCCCTGCGAACTTGCGCAAAATCGCAAGCCGCTTGGTGGGTGGCCCGCGAGAGCGTGACGGGTAGGTCATGCGGCAGCCTGCGCGCCGCTCAAGGCGATCTGCTGGCGCAGCAGGGCATTTTGCGTATCGAGTGCCGCGATCTGTCCCCGGAGCGCGGTGATGATCTGGGCATCGGCGGCCTGCTGTTGCTCCAGTTTGTCGACTCGGTCTGACAGGCGCTTGATTTCGGCCTCGGCCGCGCGACCGCCGAATCCGATCAGCCAACGGACCGTCATCAGGCCAGCGCCGAGGACTGCGACCCACCAGGGCTGCGGGGTAACGGGATCAGACATCAGGACTCCGGACATAAAAAAACCGCCTCGGGGGCGGTCAGCAACGGGCGGTTTGGACGAGATGTCACGCTGGCGGCGTATAGATGGTGCCGATCGGGTATTTGCCGTCCGGGTCGGCTGCCAGTGCGAACCCCTCGGGCACGGTCACCGTTTCCGGGTCGGCGATCTGTTGGGTGAGGATCACCTTGCCCTTTGGGTCGGCGACGACGGGAGCCGGCGTGACCACCTGATTGGTGGCGGGATCGGTATAGGGCGCACCCGTCACCGTAAAATCGACAGTGCGATAGAGGATATAGTTTCCCATCAGTGTTACTCCGCGATCCAGACTGTGCCGTTGGAGATGACCGGGCAGAACGTCGCGCCGCCCCCGGTCGGAGACGCCATGAAATTGCAGGCGGTCGCATCGGTGACATAGGCGCGCGCGCCGACATAGCGCCGCCCATCGCTCGGAAGCGTCGCGACCGTGTAACCGCTGGCGATCTCCGCCCGAACACCCGCCGTCGTGGCAACGTTGCTTGAGTTATCGCCAGCAGCGGGCGTCGGAACTTGGACAGCCGCGCCAAATGTAGTGGGCACGGCGACCGTCATGTTGTCGTCCGTGCCACCAACAGTGAAAATATGGTTCCCGCCGCTATCATAGACGACGAGGTTACCGTCCCCCTGGAATGACAGTCGCCATACGCTGCCGGGGCCATAATGCGCGGAGTACTGACCACCGACTGTCGATGGGTAGATGTCGCCGCCGAGGTTCAACTGCGGCACCGACACCGCACCAGTAAAGACGGCCCCCGAAAGCTGCGCCAGCAACGCGTCCGCGTTGGCCCGCGCCGCCGCCTCGGTGCCGATATTGCCCTGCAATACCGCCTCGGCACCCGTCGCGCGGCTGGTCTCGGCCACAAGCCCGGCCTGCGTCGCCAGGGTGCCCAGATACGTGCCCAGATTGACGCTGCTGCCACCGGCCGGCACCACGGGCGCGCCGGTCACGTCTCCGACGACCGGCACCGTCACCCGCCCCTGCGCATCCAGCAGCGCGGCAGAGGGCACCGCGGCCTGCGCCGTCGCCTGCGCGGCATGGGCCACGCTGTCCGTCTCACCCAGCGCCGAAAGTGTTGCATAGGTCTCCGACGCCGCCTGCGCCGTCAGATAGGCCGACTGGTCGGACGATTTCGCCAGCGTGCCCAGATAGGCGCCCAGCGTGGTGGGGGAGCCACCGGATGGCGTGACGGGCGCCACGGTCACATCTCCCGCGATCGTCAGCTTTACGCGGCCCTGCGCATCCAACAGCGCGGCAGAGGGCATGGCCGCCGCCGCCAGCGCCTGCGCCGCGACAGTCGCCGCCTGCATCTGCGCCAGTGTCTGGCTGCCGACCATCGTGGCCGGCGCCAGTCCGCCCGGTGGCTGGAATGGCGCATATTGCGCCCATGCGGAGATCGGCACCCCCAGAGCGGCAGCGACCAATCCGCAGCGTAACAACCTCATGATGTCGTCCCCACAGAGAGCAAAAGGATACCGCCCTGCATCCACAGCGCGTTTTTGACGCGCGGGTCAGCAGTCGGCAGATCGAGATCGATAATCAGGTGACCGGCCGTATCCACATGCGTGACCGATCCCGCGTTGCCGGACGCCGCGGCACCCGACAGCAGCAGCACCCCACCGCTGCACCACAGAGCACCCGGCACGTCAGGGTCCGTGTCCGGAACCGACACGCCGACCCGCACGCGCCCCGCCGCATCGAGATACAGCGCGGATTGTCCGAGCGGCACGGCGTCCCCGGTGCGGGAGAGCATCAGCGCTCCACCCTGGGTCCAGAGCGCGTTCGCGGCGGCCGGATCGGTGCCCGGCACATCCACGTCCAGGACGAGATTGCCGGCGCCATCGACATGCATCACCGATCCGGGCAGCGCCGCCGGCCCGGCGCTGCCGCCAGTCACGCTGCCGGTCGCCAGGCTGGCCAGCAGCGAGTGATACAGCACGCCCCTCTGAGCCGCCGTTACCGGCCCTGGTATTGCAATCACACCGATCAGATCGGCGACCGTCACCGACAAATAAAACCGGTTCCAGCCGATGTTTAAAACCCCGTTGTACGGATCGAGCAGGAATCCGCCCGCCGGCAGCGAGATCGTCTGCGCCCCGTTGAGCCAGCAGGTCAGCCGCCCGTTGCCGTCCGTAACCGTCCAGGCGCTGTCGCCACCCCAACCAGCCAGCAGGCGGTTATAATGACCGTCGCTGTCCTGCCATCGCAGATCATATTGCGATCCCGGATAGGCGACGCTGGCCTGATAGACCGTCGCCGTGCCGCCGGGCGTCGTGACGGCAACGGTGCCGGCATCGAGGTCGGCGGCAATGACCGTTCCGTCCGGCAGCGTGCTGGTCGTGTTATCAGCCGTTCCGGCCTCATTTTTAAGCAGGCCGCCACCCGTATAGTAGACCTCGACGATATTGAGATTGTTGAGGTCCAGCCCAGCCGGCGCGGTTGCGGTCATCGCCCCGACCGCCTGCACGATACCGTTCGGGCCGACAACGAAATTTTTGCCGGCGTAGCTGTAGCAGGCAATATAATCGTCCTGGCCCACGGCAATATTGGCCCCGAACGCAACCACCCACGAATAGGTCAGCGCGCCGTCGATCGGCAGCGTCACGTCCATGCGGTTCGCCCGCCGCGCCGCGACATCGTAATCGCCGAAATCGCCACCGAAATGCGGCACGAGATACGGCACGTCGCGGGCGAGCATATAGCGGGGATAATCGCTGGACGTGCTGTCCGGGCCGCGCGATCCGTCCTCGCTCCACTGGCAATCTTCGCCCTGATACGGACCCAGGTCCCGCCCATTGCCGGACTGGTCGTGATAACGCACCACCAGGGGCGTCCCGGCATCCCACGCCGCGACGGCCGAGGCATCCACAGCCGCCCCGATCGCGTCGACCGGCGAGCCACCCAGCGTGAACCCGAACGTCTGCTGGGCCTGCCCATCGGAGCGCAGCAGCGTCACGCACGGCCCGGCGTATCCCTTGACCAACCGTACGGGCCAGACCACCAGAGACGGCGACAGGCCCAGCGCCGGGAACAGGTCCTGGTCCAGAAACAGCTTGAGCGCCGCCGGCTGGATAGGGATGTTGGCGGTGGCGTCGAGCCCGATCGTAACGGCACATGCGCCGGCCGGCGCCGTATAGGTGACGGTCCGCGCCTGATTCGGCATCCCGGCATCGATCTGGATCGCGCCGGCAACGGTGCCCCCCATGCCGGCATCATCGATCGTCGCGTCAACCGGCCACGGAGGGAGGAATCCCGCGACGCATTGCACCGCGCAGGTACCGCCGGTAACGGTTGCGCTGATCTTGAGCGCATAACCAACAGACTCGTCCGGGCCGAACCAGCGCCGGAACGCCGCGAAGGGGGGCGCCTCCGGGCCGGTCTCATAGGGGCCGTACCGATTGGATGAGCCGATCGGGTCCGTGATGTACGGGTAGCGGTTGAGGTAGAGGCCATCACCGACATCGTAGACGTAATTGAAATCCGCGCCCGAGGTCCACAAGCCCAGCACGACGCCATTTTCGCGGCAGGCGCGGGCATAAGCATCGGCGGCGGCGGACCATTTGGCGCTCGATAGCTGGTTGTAGGCATCGTACCAGCCAAACCCGCTCTCGCCGATCATCAGTCGCCAGCCATTCTGCCGTAGCCAGGGGATAATCAGTTCCAGCCGCCTCGGCCCCAGCGTCTGATCGACCGGCTTGCTGTAGTAAAACGCATCGCCCTGCGCCTCGGTGTCATCCCAGAATGACGCCATCGCGCCGGTCCCGGAATCCAGATAGATATCCGACACGATCCACGCCCGACCGGCCGGGTCCCGCATCGTCGCCAACCCGGCATTGTGCGTCGCCCAGTTCCACAACGTGCCCGTCGTGCCGGCGTCGATCGCCACATAGATCTGATTGTTGATCGCGCGCACGGCCGCCAGGCCCACGGCGGCGAACCGCCACCACACGTCGTCGCCCAGGCCCGGCGCGCCCGACCATGGCTCGGAGTTCAGGGCGGTGCCGACAAAGCCCTGGATATCAGCAAATCCACCAACAATTTTCGCGATCGTGTCGGCAAATGCCCGTTCGGTAAAAATGCCGTCTCCGAGGACGGCGACGCAGCCGTCCAACGCGAACATCGAGTTGCTGTGCTGCGACAGCAGGCTGGTCATGCCATATTTCTGGGCCAGGAACATCGACCTGCGCAGCATCCGCAGCGAGATCGGGTCCAGATCGCCCCACAGATTGTTCTGCGTCAGATCCCATGCGCTGCATTGCCGCAGGCACTGCAAATCGCGCTCGCCGTAATAGCGGGCGTACGGCTCGGTCATCCATTGGGCAAACCGCGCCAGCGGATTATCGCGGGATGCCCAGCGGGCATTCTCCGGACCCGAGAACGAATTATAGACAAAAAAATCTGGCAGCGGATCGACCTGGGCCGCCACTCCGGTCGGCAGATACCAGTCGATATCGTCCCCAGGCGCCTCGGTCGTGCTGCCGTTATACGAGATCACGCATTTGACCGGATCTGGCGAGGCAATGCAGTTATAGGCATCATACAATACGAGATACAGCGTCAGGCTCTGCTGGCTGGTGACGCTGTCGGTGACCTCGATCTCCACCGTCGCCTGGCTCTCTCCGGGCGCGAACACCGCATAGCCGCGCGCGGCGGTGTATTCGGCCCGTGCGACATCCGGGCGCCCGTTGAGCATGCACGACGCAGACCCATCGACGGTCGCCCACTTCACATATGCCGGCTCGGCAGCGGGCTGGTCGAGCGAGATTGTAAAAACGGCAGTCGCCACAGCGGCCCCTTACAGGCTGATGGTGTATGGATAGGTCGCGTTGATCGTGTTGCTGCCGTCGGTCACGGTCAGTGACAGCCCATGCGCGCCGGCCGTCGGCGCCGGAGACAGACCGTCTCCCACATAGATCGTCAGCGGGATCAGCAGCGCGCCCAGCACGGACGTGTTGCCCTGGATCACCAGCCCGCGCCCGCTGGCGGTCGGCGACACCGCGTCGCTGACCGGTCCCATGACCTGGCCGCCAGTCTCGTCCGGCTCGATCGTCAGCACCATCGTCACAAACGGGTCGGTGTTGCCCACGCTCAAAATGCCCGAAAACGGCGTGATGCCGGCGGAGGGTTTTTTGACGGCCAGCATCTGTCCGGCCACCGGCAGGTTTTGCCAGGACATCCGGCTGCCGACCCCTTCGATCGCGTAGGAGACCCGGTCAACGGCGCCGTCCGCCGCCGTCAAGACCATGTCGATCGTGCCCGGCCCGGCGGACAAGGGCTGGGCCTGAAACATGGTCTTGACGGCCGTGATCCGCTCGGCGGTGCCGGATATCTCGATCAGATAATCGTTCGGCTGGCTGTAGGCATCCGGGAAATAATCCCCGAAAATCTGCAATCGGCAGGTGGCCGAGCTGATCGAGAGCGTCATCGTCGCGTCCCGGTCGCTGCCCATGTTCTCGACGATCCAGTCCGATGCCAGGCACCGCATCGTGGAGAGTGGCAACGCGTCCGGGTTGTCCGCCGTTGTCGGGGCATCGAACGATATGAGCGGGACGCAGGCCGGTAGCACGGCCGAGGTCACGGCCACGCTGGTCGGCGCCGCCGTTGCGCGCGGCAGCGGCTGTGGCACGATCCGCACGACCCTGGTCGCCAGCAGCCCCGTGGCGTCCGAAAAATCGACGTAGAGATACCGGCGCGGCTGGCCACGGCCGAATGGCGCGGCAGCGATCGTGATCTGCCCGCTCGTATTGACGCCGCTGGCAGCCAGATAATGCGTCCCCGCAACGGCGGTCCCGTCGCGCGTGGCCCAGTAGGCGCCGCGCGGCAGGTCGGTGGCATCCAGCGTCAACGGCACATCGGCGATCGACACGGCCACAGACTGCCGCGCGACCGGGTAGAACGGCCACCCGCCCATCTGCGCCACCCCGTAGCCTGTCGGCGGCCGCGTCTGATCGTACCATTTAAAGACAACGTCAAGCGATTTCGCCGGCAGTCCGGGGCCGCGCGGCATGACGGGAATATATGCGGCGACCTCCGCCCAGCCGGGCGGGATCAGCACCCCGCCCTCGGTATCCTCGTAATCGACACCAGCCAGGGCGGACCCATCTGCCGTCTCCCAGGTGATCAGACGGGGAGAGGGCGCCTGGAACGGCACAGGCAGCACCGCGCGCGCCGTCAGCGCCGGCGCATCCGTCACCGGATCGTCGATCGTGCAGATCAGGGATCTGGCGGCGGTCACGCCGCTACCCGTGACAGAGACCTCCAGCGCGAATTGCAGCGGTGTCGGATCGATGCCGCAGTTCGCGATCGTCTGGATCTCGACCGTTGCACTCTGGCTGCCTGCCGGGATGACGACAGTCCCCGATGCCGCGTCGTAGTTGATCCCGCTGATCGCTGTCAGGTCGGCGGTCCGCCACTGGATGGTGGTGTCGATGACGGCCGGGGCATCCAGCGAGACCGCGAACTGCGCCGTCACGATGCGCTCCAGGCCGGCCCCATGGCAATGGCCGAGAACGTATTGGTGCCACCATTCGGCGTGCGCATGTCAAACGACGTGGGCGTAAAATTAAAGACCCATACGTCGTTGTCCTTGGTCATGCTGTTGATGACGACCGAGGTAATATCGCCGCCAAATGCCTTTGGCAGCGGGATCGTCTGGGTTGTGCCAGTGGCGTCGTTCTCGAAGGTGAACGAGAGCGACATGTACCCGTTGACGACGATCCACGAGTAGTTGTGACCATTTGCGATGCCGGCTCCTGCGCTGATGGCATCGAGCCGGGCCTGGAGCGCGCCATCCATGGCCGCTCGCGTCGCCGCCTCGGCGCTGTCCCCATTCGCCCGAGCGGCCGCCTCGGCCGTCAGATTGGTCTGGAGCGTCCCGTCAGCCGACGCGCGGGTAGCCGCCTCGGCACTGTCGGCATTTGCTCGCGCCGTCGCCTCGGCTGTCAGGTTGGTCTGGAGCGTGCCGTCAGCAGCCGCGCGGGTAGCCGCCTCGGCGCTGTCGGCATTTGCCCGCGCTGTCGCCTCGGCCGTCAGGTTGGTCTGGAGCGTGCCGTCAGCAGCCGCGCGGGCGGTCGCCTCGGCGCTGTCGGCATTTGCGCGCGCTGTCGCCTCGGCCGTCAGGTTGGTCTGGAGCGCGGCATCCGCATTCGCGCGCGCCACAGCCTCACCTACGATCGCATTCGCGATCAGCGCGGAAATAACAGACGCAATCTGATTTGTTTCTGTTTTATTCTGACTCACGCTACCGAGGGCAAGGATAGCCATCAACTCGGCCTGGAGCATATTGAGCCAGTCCGGGTCGATGTATGTCGGGCCACGTCCCGACACAGGGTCGCCACCGTCAAACCAGCCCGGATTGCCGGGCGCACCCATGGCGGGCATCTCGGCAACCGCCGCGCTCGTGTCGATCTGATACATTTCAGGTGTTCCTCTGGACCGGCTATGCAGCCGGATAGAACAGGACTGCGGTATGAGCTGGCGCGCGGCGCTGCATTTCGCACCGCAGTACAGCGACGGACACGGCATCTGCGCTCGATTCGCGCACCACCATTGTCCAGGCATATGCCCATGCCTCGGCATAGACAGGGCCATTTGCCGCCAACCAGCCGGCCCTAGCTGGGGCATATTCGACAATATCGACCGTATAGCCGAGGCTGGCCGCCAGATTGGTATAGTAGGCGACCGATGAGCCGCCCGTATCGACCAGCGTGGCCACCACCTGTGCCCGCCGCTGTTCGACTGTGGCGTCCGTCCCCGCGCAGGGGTCAGGCAGGCCCAGAGCGCCTTCCCATTCGGGCAGAAGCTCTACGGTCGTCGCCGGGAACGAATCGGTCAGCAGCCCAACGGCCCGGGCGGAACTGCGGGCATATGTAGGTGCCCAGGCCGCTGCCAGCCTGGACAGCAGACCGTCAGAATCGCGCGACCAGACTGCGCCGCGCGGGAGCAGGGACAGGATCGCCTGCCGGAAATCCCCAGCCGAGAATGATGGCAATGCCATGTCATGCCTCGACCGTCACGGTGCCGCGCACCGGCATGCTGCCCACATGGTCCGGCACAATTGTCGCTGCGGGCGACAGGATATTGTATGTGGCCAGCCCGAGGGCATTAATGGCCGCAATCCACTGATTCGGGTAGATCGTGGCGCCAGGTGCGGAGATCCGCAAAAACATATCATCCAGGGCGTCTTCGATCTGCGCCTTTGTGGCATCGGTCGCCGCTGTGCCGAGCGAGTTGACCACGAAATCCACGCGTTGCGCGATGGGGGCGCAGACAATGCCCAGTGCCGTGACAGAACGCTTGGCGTAGAGGGCCTGGGCTACCGTCAATTGATCTCCCGTAGCGGCCACATACCGATTATCGGCTGGGTCGGTTCCGTTCGTGCCTACAGGGAAGCCGCCCGACGCGCTTTCAGCGCTATCGAACATGACATAGACGACCACGCTGCCGGCTCCGTAGCCGAGCGGATTGACCCAGGCGCGCGTGACGCCCGGGACCTCAAGCGCCCATTTTACCCAGTCTGCCCGGTTTCCGTTCTCGCCGCCGGCCGCATATGCCGCCAGAGTCCGCGCGCGGAAACTGTCGGGGTCCTCGATATCGGAGCCTCCCGTGAACGCCGTTGAGACAACCCCACTCCCGCTAACGCCTTCGACCGGACTGGACAATGTCACGACCGCCCCTGCCGCCACGTTTCCGGCGATCCCGGCAGTCGACACAGACACAGGTGCGATCGTGACGGCGCCGGCACTGACGGTGGATGCGCTGACGACACCGGACGATCCGCTCAGGCTGACCGAAAATCCGCTGGACGCCACGCTGTCGGCTGTCGTCACTCCCGTGAGACCGCCGGCGATCATCACTGTTGTGCCGGCTGGTATCGTCGCGTTGCCAGAGGCGGAGAATGCCACGATGCCGGAGGCACTGGTGGCTGCTTTCCGCGTTACGCCCTTTAGGGCTGCCCACCCCTCGAGGTATTCGTCCGTCGCCGTCCAAGGGACCGCCTGCAATGCGATCCAGTCGATAAAGCCGTAATGCAGGTATGCCAGCCCAGCCAGCACCAGCGCCAGGACGTTCAGGACGCTGAAGCGCAGTAGCGTGGATACCCCCGAGATGCCGCCGCTCAGAATATCCTGCTGTGCCTGCTGTCTCAGATCGGTCAGTGTTGGTCGCTGATAGGGCATTTACTGTAACTCCCCCCATGCCCAAGAAAACCGGAAGACACGGGCTCCTGACACACCGGGTTCCGTCAGGGCGACACTGAACTCGACGGTCTGCCTGCTGACAACACTCCACCAGGCATCGACCGTGATGGCCGCTGCCACGCCGTCATCCACGAGCCATTGCAACGCTTCTGTCAGGATGATCTTGATTTCGGCCGGTATCGCCGTCGCGCCGGATTTGACGGCACGTCTCATTTGCCACAGACGCGATCCAATAGGGCGCGCCATGAAGGCGTCACCCCACCACCCGCCGCGGTCCGCACCGCTACTGCCGATCGGACCGGCCGGCGCGGATATTCCGACGGCTGTATCGCTGGATGTCGGCTGGTCAGGCGCAATCCTGTCCGAAAAAATGGAGACAAGCACCGCCGAGTCCAACGCGTCGCCGAGGGCCAGATCGCTTTCGGCAATCGACCAATCTCCCCGCTCAGCGAAGGAGTCCCAGGTGATCGCTATATCCATGCATCAATCTTTCAGGATGGAGCAGGCGCTCCTGTCTTGCTTCCGCCCTTCTGGACGCCAGGATGTTCGTGCAGGGAGAGCTTTACACCCCCCGCAACGACCTCTTTCGCCGTGATCTGACCGGAGAAATCCCAGTTCCCGCCGGCATGAACGTTGCCGTTGCCCGGTTCGATCGAGATCGAACCGTCGGCCTGCATCCGGATCCGCGCTCCGGTGGGCGGGTGATAGAGCGCGACTTCGCCTGGTTGGAGCCACGTCGGTCGGTTGCGCTGATCGCCGGTTGCCACCGCTACCCCCTGCGCCCGGTCGCCGCCTTGAAACACCACGACCACGTCCCCCCCCGCGCGGGGACGGCTGGCGAACCCGTAATGCTGCATCAGCGGGATATCGGACCGGACCTCGCCTCCGGGCAGCACTGCCTGGACCAGCGATATCGTTTGAGATTCGTCCGTATCCTTCAGCAGCCGACCCAGGCCGAGCGCCATCATGATCCGTTGAGCAATGCGGCGCCCAGGCACTACAGCCCCCCCGGCAGAGGGGCCGTGCCGTTACTATTGACCGCCACGATCCCCTTTTTCTTGTCCATCGGCAGGATGATGGGTTCCGGCGTCAGGGCCTGCGGCGGCATGAGTGTCACATCGCAATGCGTGCCGCTCTCGTCCCGGCGAAACACCAACTCGCTGATCAGGAGATAGGGGCCGTCCTTTTTCAAGGCTGGCAGGCTGATTTGTGCGAGCGAATTGACAGCCCACAGATTGCCGCTCGGGTCGCGCCAGCTATCGCATGTCAGTTCCATGATTTGCGATCGGCCATAGCGGCGATTGACTTCCCACTGCACGCGCCGCCGGGCATACTCGTATCCCCTGTCGCCGTACTCGGCTGGTATAAGCAGCTTCCTTCCAGGCCGGGTCACTCCCGGATCCGTGGCAATGGCATTGACGGGCTTTGTCAGCGCATCAAACTGGCTCACGTAATTGGCGCTGTCCGGTGGCGTTGTCAGCACGACCGTCGTCTGGATAATCGCCTGGACGGTTGCAAACCTTCCCGCCTGGCTGTCGCGCACACGCGCGCCCTCGACGTTGTGTCCCTGCACGAATGCATTCGCCACCGTCGTCGTTCCTGCAGGCGCGGGCGCCAGCGCGATGTTTCCGTCGGGTCGGTCGTAAAACAGACAATTGGCCCAGCGGCACAGTCGTTCGATGGCCTCATACCCAGTCTCGGTCAGGATGATGGAGAAGATCCCGATATCCACCGACCCCGCGCTCCCAACGGGATAGACCTCGATGTCAGCCGACGCTGCGATTTTCCGGATAATTGCCAGCGCGTTCATATTGTTGATCTGATAGGTCGCAATTTCCGCGCATGACTCCACCAGATCGACGCTTTTTGAGGCCACTGAGACGTGGATCGCATGATTGCCGCCCCCCATTTCACGGTCGACGGTCACGACATATCCGGTGATCAGAAGATCATCGCCGATAAAGACCTGGCACGCGCTCCCTGCCGAGATCGAGACCTGACTCTGACTGTCCGGTTGCCATTCGGTCGCGATCAGATCGGCCGACCATGGCATGATCTCAACCCCGCACCGGATCTGGACCTCGGTCCATCCGGTTATTTTCATCCCGCCCACGATGATCGACACATCGTCAGATGGCTGCTGGCTATAGCCCAGCACGTTGCCGATAGACGTCAGAAGATCCGACACCGGGCCACCTCCACAAAATTCCCAAATTGGGAATTATTCCATTGTTCCCAAATATGGAACATGCTACATCATGCCTATGAACGTGATCGCGTTGAAAACATTGAGAGACTTCTGGGGCCACGAGCCCAAGGCCGAGATGCCGCTCCGCGCATGGTATGCGCTGGTGGCGAAAGCAGACTGGACCGGACCTGCCGATATCCGCGCGATGTTCAACAGCGCCGATTTCGTTGGTGATAACCGCGTGATTTTCAATATCGGCGGAAACAAGTACAGGCTGATCGTTCACGTTGCCTATCGCTATAAGCGCGTGCTGATCAAATTCGTCGGCACCCACAAGGACTATGACGCCATCAACCCGGAGATCGTATGATGATGATGGATATCCGACCGATCCGCACTGAGGCGGACCATGAGTGGGCCTTGAAGGAAATCGAACGGTATTTCGACGTCGAGCCCACCCCCGGTTCGCCGGAGGGCGACCGCTTCGATGTACTGGCAACGCTGATCGAGGCATATGAGCGCCAGCATTTCCCGATCGAGGCCCCCGAACCAGCCGCGGTGCTCCGGTTTTACATGGACCAGAATGGACTGGGCCAGACCGATCTGGCGCAGGTTCTGGGCTCGCGCCCCCGCGCCAGCGAGATCCTGGCAGGACGGCGAGACTTGAGCCTGACCATGATTTCGGCAATCCGTGCGGCCTGGGGCATCCCGGCAGACCTGCTGGTCCCGCACCGCGTCGCCGCGTGAAGCGTCATATCAACTGGATAGCACCTCGAAACTGGTCGGCATGAACGCCGGGTGGATGGGGTTTGCCCTCTGGATCACGTCTGGTGTGCGGGTCGCATCGGCATAGATCTGCTGGGCCAGCACCAGCGCTGGCAGCGGCGCATTGCGCGTCACCGTGATGATGTCCGGCAACTGGGCTGCGCGATCCGCCAGGTCTTGCAGCACGATCGCCCGCAGGGCGCGGAGCGCCTGCCATGTCGCGTCGCAACCCGCGTCGGCCGCGATCGTAGCTTCGGCGTCCAGCATAGACCCGATCCGTTGACGCAAGACCTGCGCCTCGTTCGATGAGGTCGGTTGCCAATTGGAGCAGGCCACCGCGATCGAGAGCAGCGCGGCCTGCCGGCATAATGCGGCCGTCGCGGTCCTGACCGTGACGATATCGTCTCCCGTAACAGAGGCCGCAGGCAGTACCGACGGCGCATAGACCGCCAATTGCGACAGCAGCGCGATCTGGGTGCCGGGATCGGCAATAGCCCCGCGCAGGGCGTCAGGGATCGCAAGGATCGCTGCCGCCATGCCTCCGGCATCGACCTCGGCGCCGATCGCGGTTGCGTCTGCTTCCAGCGCATCGCGACTGGCTGTCAGAGCAGCCAATGCCCCGCTGACCGTGGCAGTGGAATCGACCACGCCCGCATTGAGGTTGGTGTATCGCCCATTATTGCCCGGCACGGTCGCGACAGCGGCCCCGTAGGCTTGTGGCGAACTGAGCGCGCCGACCGCCATGCTCGACCACGCGGACGCTGTCTCGACAGCCGCCGAGGCGACGACAGAGCCCGCGGCGAGCGGTGTTGCGACCGTCGAGGTATAGTCCGACGTGGCTGCTGCGTTATAGGCGATCGTGGCCACGCCGATCGCGGCGTGGAGAGCTGCCACGATTGTGCTGCTGAGATAGCTTGACTGTTCGAGGAACTCGAATTCCAGGTCGATGACGCCCGTGCATTCATCGCGCTCGCGCCATTCGAACCGGAGACAGACGGCCTGAATCGCACCCAGGGACGGGTGGACCAGCAACCCGGTGCCCTTGGTCTCGCACGCGATCACCAGAAGGTCGCGTTGTACCTGGCACATAGGCCCATTCACGAACCCCCGGATGCGGTAGAGCCGACCCTTGCGCCCGAGATCCTCTCCCCACGGCTGATCGCCGAACGGATAATCATGCACCGCGATTTTACGCCCAGGCGCCCCGCCGGTACCGACGACCACGAATGGAACACCCCGGAAGGAGCATTGCAGATACTGTTCGGCCGTGTTCGTCAGGGTTGAGAGCGCACCAGACATTTACAATCCTCCCCCCGAAATGTCCGGCGACATGGCCCGACTCTGGCTGACCCCGGACACCCGTAATCCGGGACTGGTTGACGTGACGCGTACCGATGATCCTGGCGGGGCATTGTCATGGCGGATTTCGACCCTCAGACGCTGGATCGTATCGGCCAGACTGGAAACGCCGACGTTGCCTGGCGGCACCGTCACGGCGGGTCCGGTCGAGACGATGGGTGCCTGCCAGCGCGGGACATCGACGGACTGTCCCTCCGGCGCATTAAGCGCCTGATGCCATCCCCCCGCCATGCTGGATCGCCGGGCAACCTCGGCATCCCGATCCCTGGGCCTGAAGAAGGTCGTCGAGGCGATCCCTGCCGAATCCTCGGGCGTTTGCGCCATCCTCAAGGCCCGTCCGGCGCTGGCGTATGTGTGTGTCAGTTCCCACTGCGCGAACGCCAATTGCTCGGAGAGTCTGGATTGATGGATATCATGTCCGAACAGGCGCTTAAAATCGGCCTGCCGGGGAGCATGCCATTGCCCAATTCCGAATGCCGACCCATTATCGCCCGAACGCCGGAAATCGAACCCGCTTTCCTGGTCGAAATTGGCAACCAATCCTTCCGCCTGGGCGGCCGTCCAGCCCTGTCGCACAAAATAATCCCGGAAAGTCTGGGCGCCAAAGAAGCGCCGCGAGGCATTCTGTTGTGCGAAGGTGCGGCCCAGACCGGTATGGCGGGCCATGAAGTCATCCACCCAGGCGGCCCCCGGGACATTGGTGTCCACCCATGAACCGAAGCGATCATTGGGATCGGCAGCCCGCATCCCGCGATCGACTGCATATCCGGCTACGCCTGCCAGCCCCAACCGGGCAATGCCGGCGGCGCCGCCGATACCGGTCAATGCCGTTCCGATCGACACGATTGCCGCAGCAACCTGCGCCAGGCCGCCGAGGACCGGAGCGGCGTAAAGAGCAGCCATGACGATCAGCGCATCACGACCGGCCTTCTGCCATCCGCCGAGCTGATCCACGACATGCTTGATCTCGCCGTAAACATCGCGGATATGACCTTTGATTTCCTGCCATCCGCCATTTCGGAGCCACGCCATGAACCGGCCGACGTACCCGGCGATATCCTGGGAGATCCACGTCCTGTTGGCGGAAATCCATTCCGCCATACCGTCGATTATCGGCCGCAATGCGGGCTCGACGGCCTCGGCCAGGCTATTCCCGAATCCCTCAGCCGCCAGTCCCAAGCCGGTCATGGAACGCTGGAGGTTGGCGGCCGCATCCGCACCTCGTTCGTTCATAACGCCATAACGTTCGGCCAGGCGGATATTGGCCTGATATTGCCGCTCGGTCTGCTGGAAAATCGGCATTAGCCCTTGAGCCGCGGCGCCAAAAATCTGCACAGCAGCAATCGTGCGGGCCGCGGGGTCGCGGGTCTCACGGATGCGCTTTGCCACACGTTCGAACATCTTGTCGGGCGCAATTGTCTGCAATTCCTGCAAGGAAATGCCCAGCTTCTGGAACTGCGCGGCAGCTTCCGGCGCAAAGCCGTTCGCAGCCTCCCACCTGGTGGAGGAAAGCTGCTGGAGCGCTTCGCCCATGGCGTCGCCCGATCCGCCCGCCAACTGGGCCGCATTGCGCATGGCCTGCAAACGCTGCGGCTCCATCCCCATCGCCCGAGAGGCGGTGCGCAGATCAGTACCGAACCGTGCCCAGGCGCTCGATAGGCGGTAAAGTCCCGCTACGCTAGCCGCGCTCGTGATCGTGCCCAGAACCGGCACGATTTGCCCCATGGTCCGGAAAGCCCCAAGAGCGGATCGGGAGACCCGCACCATGCCGTTGTTTAGTTGCGACAGGCCGGACAGGGATGCAAAGCGACCGAACGATGCCCGCATGCGGTCAACAGGGGCGCGCATGCGGTCTAGGCGCCCATTGATCCGGTCAACGACCGACGACACCCGATCGACGGCCGAAATCGTGACTTTAGCGCCGACGTTTGCCATTTTCGGCTGCCTTCTTCTGCTTGTCGGTGATGCGGTTTGCTCGGTCGACCCATTCCATCATCTCGGACCCGGTCAGGCTATCGAGGTCGGATCGAGTCCAGCCTGTGAAAAATCGGCTCAGCTCTGCCGGGAGGTTGGCCCAGTTCGCGGGCCAGGAATAAAAAAACCGGTCAGATAATCCGCTGCGCGTGCAAACTTGCTGATGGGCATTTTCAGCACCGCCGCCATTGACCATTCGCTGACGTCGCCCACCAGATTGATTTCAGCCTGCAATGCAGCCTCCGGGGTGCCACGCTCGCAGGTCACTTCATATCGGCGGCGCTGCACACCCACAGGCTCTCGGAGTGTCATTTCGACATGGCTTCGGCCCACTGCTTCGATTGCAGGGTCGAATGTGAGCCTCAACTCAGGCGTCCGATCAGGCGTCTCGTCCATGGGGCGCCGGGCGTTCGCTTCGAACTCTGTCACATACAGGATCGCGCGATCCTGCACGCTGACAGGTAGGAGACCGATAGCGGCCGCCGGCCATCTGGCGATGCGGGCAACCAGGTCAAGCTGCGCATCCCGTACCGTGACGACCGTTGCACGCTTGCCCATGACCTTGGACGCAAATAGCACCTGGGCCGTTAGCGGCTCCCGCAGATGCAGTTCCGTGAATTGCTCGCCTTTCCATTCAAGGGGCTTGTCCAGGATGATCAGCTCGGGTCCACTTTCGTCCCGCGCCTCGTCCTGCAGGCTGACCGCAGCCAGCACCTCTTCGTCCGTTAGATTCCGGGTCATGCCGCTACATCCACGGTTACGGTGTCGCTCTCGCAGTGGAATTCGAACGTTCCTTCCTGCGTATTGACGTTGATTCGCTCAGTCTGCCAGCCCTCCACGGCCGTCACGACCTGACCGTTTGCCTTCACCAGCACGACGGTCAGCCCACTGGCGCCTTGAAGCGCGTGAGCGTTGAAATCACGACGATCGCGCAGCGTGGCCTGGATGAAACCTTCGCCGGGTACTGCCGAGAACCCTTCGACCCTCGACTGGCCCTTGAGGGTTTCGTTTACAGGTCCGGACGCCTGGTGCTGGGCTTCGCCGACAATATCGAAAGTCTGGCTACCGAGTGCGGGACTGCTGACCGTCAGCGTTGCCTGGCCCGCGAGAGGGCCGCGATAGATACTTGCCATGTTCCCCCCCTTACGACTTCACGAATTGGCAATTGCCGGCGATGTTCCAGAGCTGGTTTGCGAAGTCGTATGGCATCAGCACACGCACCTCGCCGCCGCCGGCGTTCTCAGCGACCAGGCTGGACGCGAACGTGTCCGGGTTCTGGACCCACATCTGCGTGGCCTGCCAGCGATAGCGTGCCGCGATCGCCTTGCCGACCAACTGCGCCGTGGTGAATTTCGCACCAGCCGGGATCACCGTTCCGTCGGCCACGAGCCCGTATCCGCCGAACAGGCTGCTGAGATAGGTCCGCATGTCCGGCAGCGCGACTTCCGCTGTCAGCAGGGTCTCGATGTCCAGGTAGCTGTCATCCGGCTGACCCGCCGCGTTCGTCTGATAGGTTGTGATCAGACGCGAAATCTGCACCGTCCCGCTATCGTCCACGGTATGGGTCGAAATGCCATCCCACAGCAAGCTATTGCGCTGGCTGGAGACGAACCGCCCCGCATCCGACGGGGGCAGCACGTTCAACGCGCCGCCGCTGCCAGTAACCGGAAGAGCCGGGTTGGTCCGCATCGAGATCGCGGCGCAGGCGCCGATTTCCGCAGCCCACGCCATCGGAGGCGAAGGACTGTCCGAAATACCCATAATGCTGGTATGCGGATCGTTCTGCGTCAGACCAAAGGCCGTCGCCTGCCCATATGTGCCACGATAGGCCGTAATGCCAACACCGTAGAGCTGCTCGTCCGGCGCCCAGCGTCCCGTCAGGCCGTCGAAGACCGACTTGAAGATGTCCAGGCTGGCCGGATCAGTAAACGGATGGATGAAAAGATCATAAACACGGTCACCCAGCCCTGACAGCGCCGCCATCAGCCCGGTCGGGTTCTGCGTGCCCCCCGCCATCTGCGCGAATGTCACGGTGATGCCCGCCGGAGTCTGCTGGCCGGCTCCCGTCCCCAGGACGTTCAGGCTCAACGCGAAATCGTTGCCGCATGCCCCCTTGTTCAGGGCTACGACGTTGATTTTCGCCGGGTTGGCGCTGTCGACAGCCACCGACACAGGCAGGCCAGCCACGCCGCCAATGGCGGACACCATATTGGTTGCGATCGCGCTGGCAGTATCGCCGACGGTGACGAGGACGGGCACCAGCGTATCGAGGATATACAGTGACAGCGTGCCGGACGCCGTGGCTGCACCACCGATGGTAATTGAGCCCGATGCCGCTACAGCCGCCGCATCGTCGATGAGCGGCAACACCCAGACTTCGCCCTGACTGTCCAGCGCCCTGTAACGACTCACCATGATGGCACACTGTGAGCCTGCGCCATATTTGGTGACGGCGTCGGACGGCCCAGCAGAAATCGTCGCCACTCCGGCACCGGCGCTGCCGGAAGCAAGCATCTGTCCGATGATCAGCACGCGCCGTCCGGACGTCGCCGTGTTGGCGCGAGAATTGTCCAGGGCGAACCGGATGCCGGGATCGCGCGTCGAAGACGAGTAACCCGGAATGGTGATGGCCCCACTCATGCCTGCACCTCATCAGCGGTCGACCGGGATGCAGGCAGGGTCATCGGCGTCGATGTGGCATCGGATACCGCGGCAGGCCGGGCGAGAACCACGTCCCCATTACGGAGGCATCTGGCCCAGAATACGACCCCATCGGGCACATTCTCGCCGGCATCAGCCAGGAGCCGTCGGGTGCCAGGCCAGCGCACGGCACGACCCGAAGCAGGTTTTACGAACATATGAGATACCCTCATGATTGGTTTAAACGCACAGACATTTCGGCGAATGCATCGTTGCCATTGGCTTGCATCGTGCCGCTGATCCCGTTGAACGGGCCGCCGGCGATAGGGTAGGTCTCGGTCCATTCCAAATAGAAATCCATCCGGGCCTCCCCGATGACGGGGTTATTCTCCGAATTGACCCGAACGGCCGTCTCGAGACGGCTGAACTGCTGCACCATCTGGGCCAACGGACCATTGGTCAGCACCGCGAGTTCGATCTGTTCGGTCAGGGTATCCAGAACCAGTTCAGCCGCAGGTCCGGTAAAGGCGGAGACGCGCGCGATCACCACGATCTGCGCCGTCCGAAGGAATTGCGGAGGGCCACGATTCAGGCTCTCCGCCTGATCGCTTGGGCTCTGGACGTAGACGTTCGGCAGATCTACCGCTCTGCTGGGCATCGTGCGGGCCGTATAGACCCGCGGCCCCGCCGCAGTGTCGGCCGCCAGGATCGCAGCCGACACGGCCTCTCGCAACTCGACACGATAGAGCGTCATCGCTCAGCCTCGATGAGTTGCAGATGTGCAGCCCCTTTGCCGTCGGGCTGCACCTCATTGATCAGATAGGGCTGGCCGCCGATAGTCACCGTGTCGCCCTGTGCGGGCGGTGCTGGAAACTGGCTGAGCTGCACACCGAGGGTTGGCGCGCTGGTGGTGATATGATCGGGGGCCATGCCCCCATCGCCGCCTTCGACCATCAGGGAGCGAAACCCATTGTCGAAAATAGCGGTGATGGCGACGGGCAGAGCCCCCGCTGTGGCAGACGTCCAGGTGATGGTGGGATCACCGAACGCCTGCATGCACGGCCCAATGACCAGACCGTCCCAGTCGATGGACACTGCCGTCAGTGCGGCGGTGCCAGACTAGCGGGATCGGGCGCCTTGAGGGGCGGCGCAGCCGGCATCGGCGCAGGCGTCACGGGGGGAACGTCTCCGCCCGTCACCACCTTGACGTCCGGCGGTGGATCGTCGATGCGTGCGGCAATGCGCCGCGCGACCCAGAATGACGCGACGTCCGGCGCAACTTCGGTCACGGTGCCGATCGGCAGAGGGCGGGCATTGGGCGCAGTATAGACGGGCTGCAGCAGCTTCACGGCGACCGTTTCGGGCGCCGTCTTCGAATTTTCGGCCATGGCCTACCTCACAGGATCAGATGGGCGTAGCGGGCACGTCGGCGCCGGCCGCCATGACGGTGGCGCACAGCGCATGGTTGACGCGCGATGGGATGACCAGTGGGGAAGACTGCATCAGCACGTTGATCTGGGCGGGATTCTTCTCGACCCACATTTTCGGCGCGAAGGCCAGGGGGCCGTAATTGAATTCCGGATCCATGATCAGGCCGAAAGCCCGCGTGCCTTCCAGGCCCGGACCGGTCAGAATTACGGTGCCGTCCGGGATCATCGGCTGCTCGGTGTCGGTCAGCGGATCGACGTACCAGTCATTATACAGGGTCAGGTTGAACTGGCCCCAACGCCCCATATTGATGCCGCCCAGTTCTGCCCGTCCGCCCAGATCGGCACGGCTGTCGCCGGCCCGTCCGTCCCAGAGCACGGCGTTCAGCACGTTGACATCGGCCTTGAAGGCATTCCACGACGACTGGGTGAAGATGACTTCCGTGGGCGCGATACCCGATTTCTGCAGAACCAGCGCAGCCCAGGATGTGATGTAGGCCGACGGGCTGACCCCGGTCTGCCCCCACTGCGCCGCGCCACTCAGGGCGAAGGTCAGGGCCGGGTCGCGCTGGAAATCGATCAGGATCGGCGTCGGATAGCCATCGCCCTGCACGGTGATGGTGCCGCCGATCAGCGCCTGGGCGGCCATCCATTCCATGCGCCGGTTGATCATGTCCACCTGGTCGGCGATTTCCCATTCCAGGTTCGCCTCCAGCCGTTCGGCGGGTGCCATGCCGCCCAGAAGCCGCTCACCCATGAAGCGCCGAACCGGCTTCAGCAGGTCCGGGTTGCGCAGATCCTTGATATAGGGCGGCCGGAACAGGTTGGTCTGCCACTGGCGGCTTTCCACCGGCTTGCCCTCGACCAGGGGCGAGCAGAACGGCGCCAGACGCCGCTTACCCAGATCGACGTCGATCGCGACCTCGGGGGCATCGCTTTCGACGATATTGGGGAAGAACCGGTCCAGCAGGAAGGTCTGGGCGAGCTTGGCATTGCGAACGAAATAGACCAGTTCGGCCGTTTCATAGGCGCCGAGCATCGCGGCAAGAGAGGCCTGGGTTCCGGCCTCGCCCGTCGGGAACGACATATGCGTGTTTTCCTTCGATCAGGTCAGACGGGAACGCCGGAAAGCGCCGTCTTGATGAAGAGAGTGGAGCGGATCGCTGCCTTCAGCGTGTCGACCGTCCAACTGGCGTCGAACGTCAGGTAGTTCGCATTGAACTCGCCCTGCACGTAGACGCCGGCCGTCTGGGTCGCACCCGCTGCTGTCGTGACGTTGTCGACCAGAATGGCGGTCGGGATCTGGCTACCATCCGTCGCCGTCGCTACCGACAGGATGTAGTTGCCGCTGGCGGTCACGCGGCCGAGGACAGTGCCCCGGATCAGCGTCTGGGACGAACCGATGGTGACCGTGTCGGTCACCAGTTTGAGATTGCCGGCGATCAACTGGTCGGGGACGAACAGTGTCGACCGCGCGCCCGGCACGAAGCCGTAGCCACTGGTGGTTTCGGACATGTCGATGCTCCGTTACTGGGACTTGCGGTCGCGGCGCGCCGCATTGCGCGCGACCATGCGCTGGCCGGGCGTCATGGCCTGCTCGCCACCCGGCGCCATGGGCTTGGCGCCAGGATTTTCCAGCATGCGCTGCCGCAGGGCACCGTGGCCGCGTGCCTGCTGGGGTGCAGGCGCTGTCGTCGCTGCCATGGCGCTCAGTACGCGCACCGCCGCCGAGCGGCTCATATTTGTGCCGAAAGCCAGCTCCGCTGCTGCCGCCGGGTTGCGGCCGGCCCCGGCGCTCCGGAAGATGGCGGCGCAACGGCCGCGCTCACGGGCGCGGGCTTTGGCGGCCGTCTCGTCGCGCTCATCCTCCGCGTCGGTATCGTCGTCGCCGTCATCGGCTTCCGGATTGTCGTTCTCGGGATCCGGGTCGCCTCCTTCCTCGTCGGCAGCGGCGCCGGTCTGATCCTTATCCTCCGGATCCTCGGCAGCGTTGCGGTTCAGATGCGCGAAAACGCTCGCGCCGGGCTTCGTGCGATTGCTCATTCTCAATCCTTGCTGAAAGAAGCGGCCTGTTACGAGAGGCTCGCGATAAACTGGGCCATGGCGTCATCGGCCGACATCACAGCATCGGCCAACCCGGCATCCACGCCGTTCTGGCCCAGGAAACAGGCCGCCTGAGTGGCGCGCACCTGATCGGCGGAAAGATTGCGGTTGCGCGCGACCGTGGCGACGAACAGTTCGCCCAGTTCGTCGATCTCGGCCTGGAAACCAGCGGTTGCCGCATCCGTCAGCGGGGTCGTCGGGTAGGAATCGGTCTTCCGGGCGCCGAACTGGAACGTGGTGACCTTGATGCCGGCCTGGTCCAACATCCCGGTGATGTCGACGTGCATTCCGACGACGCCAATCGACCCGACCCCGCCGGTGCGAGGCACGATGATCGTGCCAGCAGCACTGGCCAGCGCGTATGCGGCTGAATATGCGGCTTCATCCACGATTGCCACGATCGGCTTCACGCTCCGCGCCGCATAGATCCGGTCGCCCAGATCGAAGCAGCCGGCGACGGTGCCCCCGGGGCTGTCGATATGCAGCGCGACGCCCTGTACCGCGTCGTCGCCGAGCGCCTGGCGCAGGGCGGTGTCGATATCGCCGTAAAATGTCACGGCATCCCACCACCATGACCCGCCGCTGCCAGGCATCAGCACGCCCGCGATGCGGATTATCGCCACGCCTGCCACCAGATCATAGGGGCGCCGGCTGCTGTCGTCCGATTCCCAGGCGCCGAACAGGGCCAGATCGTCGGCGCCCATGGCCAGCATCTGTCGCACGACGGCTGTCCGGTCGGCCGACAGCGCCAGCGGACGGCCGAGCAGACGCTGGATCAGGATCATCGACTTCATTGCGGGTCCGGTTTCTTGTCGGTGCGCTCGGCCGGTATCTGGCCCGCCCATTCGGGCAGCGGCAGGTTGCGTTCACGGAACGCCGCGACTTCCAGCGCCCTCTGGTCCACATGTTCCTCCCAGTCCGCGCCGGCGTTTTCGGCGCATTCATTCTCCAGAGTGGACAGGCCTGCATCCATGCCGAGGATGGAGCCCTGTCGCTCTGCTACCGGGTCGATCCAGCCCCGGCCGGGTCCCAGCCACTTCGCCCGGGTGTAGGCAGCCCGTGCCTCCACGAAATCCGGCGCGTTGCGCGGCAGCGGCAGGTCGTCGATCTCCATTGCTTCCTCCAGCCAACCCATCCGGATCGGGGTAGCGAAGCCGATCGCGAACTGCTGACGGCGGCGACTCATGGTCTTCCACGCTTCCAGCAGTGCGCCGCGCGCGGAGGAATAGTTTGTATCCGACCAGTCGTTCGAGAACTGCATCGGCGCCATACCGGTTCCGGAAGCGCAGTTATTCAGGACAGCCCGCTCGAAGTCGCGGAAATTGCTGCTGGGCCGCGCCGCCGTCACCGTGCCGATCTTCTCGCCCGGGAACAGCATCGGAATACGGGCATTGTGCAGGGACAGATCCCGGCCCGAATGCCAACCAAGCTGGGCTTCCCATCGGCCACCGCCTGCCCATCCGCCGCCGACCGGCGCATCCAGTGCTTCGGCCGTCATCTGATGATCGTATGGGCTTTCGACATAGGCGGCGAAAATCGCGTTGACGATTGCGCTATCCAGTTCGGTCCCGTCATATTTGATCAGCATTTTCAGCCGTTGCAGCACAGGCGTCAGGATTCCCGCGCCACCCCGATGCTGCCCGGCGCGCTGCCGTTCGAACATGTGGACCACGTTCGGGCGCCCCCACGCCTGCCGGCGCGGAATGCGCTCCCATTCGACTGATTTCCCAGCATTGTACCAGTCGTTCTGATGGGCCTTCCGGATGTGGTAGGCGACCGGTGCGCCCGCCGCATCGATTTCGACACCGCCACGCATCCGGGCCATATCCATCATGACCTGGGGATTGCTTAGGCGGTCGGGATCGATGACCTGGACGGTCGTGGCGTATTGCGCCGCGCCGTAGCCGATCTTGCCCTCTTCCCAGGGCAGCAGGGCGAGCGCGTCGCCATCGACCAGTAGATGGCGAAACGCCAGATGCGCCTGCTCCGCGAAGGTGAGCTGCTGTTCAGTGTCGTTCCAGTGATTCGGGTCCTCCGCCCACATGCGATAGCGGCTGTCCACGGCCCGCGCGAATTCGCGGGCCCAGGTCGCGTCGAACGCAGGATTGCCGCTGATATGCGCCAGAGCCCGATAATCGGGTTTGCTGATCGGCCGCAGCTCGACGCCAACGGCGTTGTCCAGGATGCGGGTGACTGCACCCGACGCCCAGCCATCGTTCCGGACCAGGTCGCGCGCGCGGCTGACGATCCGATCACGGTAGGGATTGATCTCGCTGTCGGCCGACCATAGCGGAGGCAACCAGGTCCGCATATGCTGCCCGTACAGGTCCGCCGCATCATACGGCAGGCCGTTCGGCGCGTTCAACGCCCGCGCGCGGCTGGGGGCAGGGGGCACCTGCCGCTGCGGGCCAGGCACATCTCCGGCGCCGGCACCGAACAATTTGCCGAGGACGCCGGGGAGCTTCATGGAACCGCCTGTCAGAAAATGGGACGCAATGCCTGCCGCCGCACGCCGGCCACGCCGAGCTGCTGCTGGAGCTGCATGATGAACTGGGTCAGGCCGGCGACATTCGTGGCACCGTATGTGACCGACCTGCTGCCGTCGCCTTGGGCGTAGCTGACCGATACGACCTTCGCCCCGGTCTGCAACTGGACGAGAGCGCTCTGTGCGTTCGCCAGGGCCTGCTGCAACTGAGGTTGGGTCATACCGGCCAGTGCGCTGGTATTCGGGTTATAGCGGAGCGCCGGAACGCCCCATGGGTTGAACATGGTCATTCTCCCGATCAGCCGAGACGTTTTTTTAGAACGCGCCGCAGTGCGGCTGCGACGACGCGATCCTGCCGCGCCATGAATGCCTGCTGCACGATCTGCTCGACCGGCAGCCGCACGCGGTATGTCGGCGCGCGGGGCGTAAACAGCAGAATGGCGACAACCTTTCCGGGACCGGCCAGCTTGTAGATGCCTTTTGGGCGGCCGTTTCCGCGCTCGCGTCCGATGAAATATTCGCTCCGCTGCCCCTTCGCTACCTTGCCCTGCCGGGCGAGGCGACGCGCGGTCTTATCGGTCATGTTCGATGCCGCATCGTTCATGAGCCCGAGACGGGACAGTATGCGCGTCATTTCGCCCGGCCGGATGTTCCCATATTGATCAAGCGGCGCACCGGGGCCGGGGACCCAATATTGACCACCCGAGATGCGCGCCAGGGCTTTTTCGGACCGTTTCATGTCGCGTGCGCCACCGTGGATCTGTGGGCCGAGATAACGGATAGCCGGCGTGCCATTCGGGGCATAATCCTTTGATGCCACCCAAGACGCGAGGTTGTCAGGCGTCGCCGGGCGCACAAAGAAGCCGTTCAAGGTAAAGGGATTCGGGCGGTCGAAGACCTCTTTCATCTGGTCAACAACTGCCCTTTTCCCATTGGCTGCCAGCATGTTCAGCGCATAGGCAGTCGCCGTGCGAATTTCGCCCTGAGACAGCTTTGCCAGGTCTTTCTGCAAACTCCCCTTTTCGAGGGTGACGCGCAGGTCAAGAGCCATTCCACCCTCAGAATTTCCCCGAGCCATGAGCCTTTGCGAGGCGCGCCATGCGTTCGGCCACGGTTTCGGTCGGTGCCACGACCGGGGCGCCTATGACCGCCGCCGTGACCGATTTCAGCGCTTCCACCAACTGCTCTGCGGGCGTCGGCAGGCTCTGAACCATCGGGTTCGTGTCCCATGGTGCTGCCCACCGAGGCGGCGCGTCCCAGTTCATACGGCGCAGGCCGTGCAGGTTGGCCATGACGTGCGCCATGACCATCAGGTCCAGGGCCTCATTGCGACGGGCTACCTTGACCCACTTCCCGCCTGCACCGCGCTGTTCCGCGACCAACTGCTCGAAGAACGGGTGTGGAGGCTGCTCGGCCAGCAGCCCCGCGGGGAAATGCACTGCGTTCGGCCCCGGTTCGGCCCGCGCCAACTGGACGGCCAGATCGTCCTTGTAGCGGTTCGGATTGAACAGGCCGACAGGGATTTCCCCCCGCGCTGCCGCTTTTCGATCTGACCGGGCACCGTCCGGGTAATTGACGACCAGTGACGGCGCGTTCGGCCCGGATGCGCCTTTCAGGGGCAGGATCGACCAGGCATCTCTGCCGTCAATCGTTCCTGCAAACCGCACATCGCCTCTGGCGCGACCGCGCAGCCACGCATTGTAGGCCTGGAGCGTCACGCCGTCCTGACCGCCGCTGTCATAGCCCCCGGCGTAAATGCGCATTCCGCGCCCGCTGCCGTCGGCGAGCGGGTAGAGATGCGTCCTGATCCGGGTCAGCAGATCGTCCCAGTCCGTCGGAGACGTTTCCGGATCGGCCTGGATACGCTGCCAGTCAATCACCCAACTCTCGGCGCCAACGCCCCACCCGCGCACCAGGAACTGGAAATATCCGGCCTGAATGTCGGCAGAGAATGTCAGGAATCGGACACCTTCCGGCACCGTTCCCAGCGTCAGGGCTGGCTCAGCCCGTTGCGCCAGCGTCGCACCATCCATCACTCCGACCTTTTGGGGTGGGTCGAAGGGAATGCCCCAGCGCTTGACCGTTACGTCCTTGAGTTTCTGTTCCGCGTCGTCATCACCGCGCTCGACCGCCTGCCGCGCCTGCGCCATGGCGCGCGCCAAGCCGCCGATGCCACCGATAACAAACGGCGACATGAGGCCCGTGATCCAGAAGCCCGCGATGTCCGTCTCGATCAGTTCTCCCGTGATGTCACCCTCGACACTGATCTGCTGACCCGTGCCGACCCAGACGCCATCCTTGTTCATCGGCCGCCGCCACCGCTCTTCGATCAGGGCGCCGCAGTGGGGACAGGTCATCCGCGCCGCATCGCGGATTTCATCCGGCGGCGCGTCTTCCGGCCAGTCCAGCGTGGTGATCCATCGCCCGGTCGGGTTGGGCGACGAAAACCCGTTGCAGTGAGGGCAGGGCCAATACCAGATGCGCCGGTCACTGTCGGCGTAGAGCCGCATGATGCCCGCCGTCCATTTCGCCGGGTCCAGCCCGGCCGCCAGATCGGGATGGCTTTCCGCCAGGACCATGGACTCATAGCCGAACGACTGGCGCCTGATGTCCGCCAGTTCATACGGATCGCCGGCGCTCGTGTCGCAGGCGTCCAGTTCCGTGATCAGCACCCGACCGGCCGATTTGTTGATCAGGTTGTTGTATGATGCGACCAGGAACTGGACCCACATCGACCGGAAATTCTTGAACGCCATGGACCGGTCTTTGGGACGCTTGCCCAACGCGTGTTCCAGCACCGGATGCCCGTCGATCATGGGCTCGATCTCAGCCTTGACGTAGGTCTCGATCATGCTTTCGGTCGCGCCGTAGACCAGCATGTCAGCCGGGTCGTTTCCGACCGCCTGAAGCATCCAGTTCTGGCCCACTGTCGTCTTGCCGGAGCGACCGGGCCCGACGATCGCCGTCGTCAGATGCGTGCGGCTGGTGAGGGCACGCATCGGCCCGACGAGGTATGGGGCCTCGTCGTGGCTCCATCGGCCGACATAGCCACCACCACGGTTGTTGAGATACCGATGCACGGCCGCATAGTCCGCCACATCGATTTTTTCAGTCGGGAGAAACTCCTGAAGCGCCCGCGCCACAATTGCCCGGGCGCTCGCGAACTGGACGTCAGCCAGCGAGCCGAAGCTGTTCGCCCCCGTCCCCGTCATCTTCCGTTTCTGGCTCCAATGATTTCATAGCGGCCGCAACCGCCTGTCGCTGCATGTCGGCAAGACGTGTCTCGGCCTGGCGCACCTGCACGTCGGGCCAGCCCTGTTCGCGACCGAGCTGGCGGATAAATGTGCTGATGTCGCGCGACAGGCGCGACATGGTTCCGACGAACAGATCGGACAGTTCCTCGGCGTTGACCAGCTTTCCCGCGCGCTCCGCCTGCTTCATTTGCAGGTCGCGGAGCTTGGCCAGGTCAATCTGTTCCTTGACGGGGATGCGCGAGAAGGCAGGGTCCGGTTCTACCGCCGGGAACAGTCCGTCGAAGGACAACTGAAGCTTCATCAGCTCCGCGTCGCGACCGGCCTCACGCTCCGCTTCTTCCTTCCGGCGCTCGGCGAGAAACGTGAAGACCGCCGCAGGATCGAATTCGTATGCGACCCCATTCCGGCCGCCAGCCGCGACGGGAAAATCCGGCCACCGATCCATCCAATTTGTGAGGGTCGGCAGCGAAATGCGCAGGAGGCTGGCCATTTTGCGCTTGTGGACGTTCGGCGCCCTGGGCAGCTCTGGCTGATCCACACCGACCTCCGACAACAACACAAATAGAAACACCAACCCTTTGAGAAATTTTATAAAAGAGTGGCTCTGACCGGGGTGCGAATAGCTCCCGGTAGGGGACCCCTCCGAGAGGGACCCAAGAGATATGCATGAGGGGTGGGATGAAAGCCCAGAAGCATGCCAAAATCGCATGCCTCACGCGGTCTGGCGCGGATCCCGATATGCGTGACCTTCGCCGCATCCCATCAACGAAAAACGGCGCGCACTCCGTTGGATGCACGCCGCCTCATCATATAAATTCCTCTATGGCTTTTTGGGGAATTTGGGAAGACGAAAATGCAGGGCATGCGATTTTTTTTGTGATCGCGCTCACACCGCGCTCATGCCAAGACTGAGCCGTCTTGTGGTCGACACCCAGCTTCCGACCCACCGCCCGCCACGCCCATCGGTGCCGATGGGAAATCGGATGCACCACCAGCCGCAGGCAGATCGCGCGCCGCCAGTTCATCCGATCGTCATCGATCAACGCGAGCCACCCCAATGCCTCGTCCATGCGCGCGATTGCCTTCGCCGTCGGGCGTGGCATCCGACCGCTGTCATCGGGGAGCGCACTGATCCAGTCGGGGTCCGCATCAGCCATGATCTCGGGCCAGGCGACGCGAACGTTGGCCGGCCGCAAGCCGCACATTGGCAGAACCGACAACGTGCAACCGGCTTCGAAAAGGCGCCGGGATATCACGTCGGACCACGACAGCCCCGAGCCGAGCGAGTGCGCTTCGCTCATGCCGCACTCCGACCGCGACCGACGAACTCTTCAGCGCGCGGCACCGGCCCGACATCGGTGTGCTGGCTGGCCTTGGCCCATTCCCGGCGCGCCGCCTTGTAGGCGATCATTTCCTCGGCCGTCAGCTTCACGTCCGGCACGTCCCGCCGCGCGATGGCTTCGGGGACGGATTTACTGAAATACATCAGCGACGTGACGGTCTTATTGGCCGCGACCGCCCGTTCAGTGCCCTTGCGGACGGTCGCCACGATCAGACGCTCCGCCTCGCGCTCCGTCAGGCCGCCTGCCAGCGCGTCGGCCAGCCACTGGCGGACAATGCCGTAGGTCGCGACCGAACGGGCGGGATCGAAACCCGCAGCCTCAAAGGCGGCGCGCCCAGCCCGATGGTATGCCTCGTCGCTGACCGTGGGTTTTTCCGCGCGCGTGTCAGCTATAGCTTCAGAGTTATTAGAAGTACTAGCTAGCTTAGCTATAGGCGCGCGTTGCAACTCTTGGGTTTCGCTTCGGGTTTCCGGATCCATGGCTTTCCCTCCTGTAATGGGCATCATCGCGGTGCGCTGGCGCGGATCGTCCTGCGGCAATGGATTGCTGTTTTTTGGCTTTCTACCGCCTTTTTTCCCGTTCTCGCGTGACGCTATGGCCCGCCGAGACGGCATCAGCGCCGAGGGTAGCCCGAGGGTTCCCGTCGCAGGGTTGTAGGTTATCGCTAGGTTTTGCGCCCAGGTTGCGACGTAGGTTTCGAGTTGGGTTTCGGAAACGAACAACCGATACTGCGCCAGCGCGGCAAACGTGCAGCCGGTCGCATTGCCGAATGCCAGGACGCCGTCCGTACCCATGTCGATAATCGCCCACACCAGACGCTGCCACAGCACGATGGCCTCCATGGGCATGGCGAGGATGCGCACATCCGTTGCCGCCATGATCGCCATCTGCGCGACCATCTTCTGCCGGGTTCTGTCCAGCTTCATCTCAGTAGGCCCTCAACCTGTAGCCATCGCGGTAGGTTTCCATCACGCCGATTCCGACCAGCGCCGCGACAGCCGGCGCGATCTCGGCGCCGTCCGCAGACAGCAATCGTGCGATTTCCTCGATCGTCGCCACGCGCGCGGGCGATGGCGACCGGACATACGGCAACGCATCGGCCAGATCGCACAGTTCGACCCAGACGGCCCGCGCGCCCAGCGGTAGGACTCGCCATCTCTGATCCCCCATGACCGATCGGGCATGTCGTCCCGGCCGCTGTCGTGCAGGTGCCATCCTCAGAACTCCGGTCCGGTCTGCGTCCATGCGGGCGAGCGCGGGTCCTCGCCCACATCACGAAACCATGTGCTGTTGTCGTCGAACTGAAGGCCGCAGGTTCCTGTCGGCCCGTGGCGGCTTTTGGCGACGACGATCGTGGCCTTGCCCTTGCTTTCGCGAGTCATCGCCGCATGCAATTCGCACCGCGCGTCATAGTCCGAGGCGCTTTCATTCACCCGGCGCGGGATTTCGCCGTCCGCCGCTACCTTGGACAGATAATAGTGTTCGCGATGCAGGAAGATGACTGTGGCGGCGTTTTGCTCCAGCGCCCCGCTATCGCGCAGATCGTGCAACGCCGGCGTCTTGTCCTCGCGCCTTGCTGAATCACGGCTCAACTGCGAAAGGGCGAGCATTGGAACATGCAGTTCCGACGCGAGAAGCTTCAGATCGGCACTGATTTCCGAGAGCACCTCATTCAGGTTGGCGCCCCGCCGCAGCGCATCACTTCCCCGCAACAGCGCGATATAATCCGCCACGATCAGGTCAAGCCCGCGTTTCTGCCGCGCCATGCGCCGGGCACGCGCGCGCAGCTGCGCCACGCTGATACCGGCCCGATGGTCGATCTCCAGAGGCAACGTCGCCGCCGCGCGCTCGCCGTCCTCCAGGTCGCGCCACTGATAATCGGCCAGCGGCTCCCGCCGACCGGTCACGATATCCTCCGGAATATCCCAGCGGCGGCCGGTGAAGACCGCCAGCGTGGAAAGGCCGGCCCACGCGGCGCCCGCGCGCGCGCCGAGCTGCCGGGCATGCATCTCGCCCGACCAGAACAGCACCCGGTTGCCTGCCGCCGCCGCGCGCGTTGCGATGCCGAGCCCCAATGCGGTCTTGCCCATGGCGGGCCGCGCGCCCAGCAATGTCAGGTCGCCGCGCTGGAGCCCGGCCGTCATCCGGTCGAGTGCCTTGTAACCCCACGTCACGCCCGAGATGCCATCCTCCCGCGTTGCGGCCTCGCGTCCCTCGGCAATCGCCATGCCGATCGCGCTGCCCAGCGACACGAGCGGATCGTTTTCGCCACACCCCTGCGCGATGCGCAGCAGGCCCGTTTCGACGTGATCACGGATATCCTCGGCGGTGCGGAGCCCAGGTTTGCTGCACAGGTCGCCAGCTTCGGTGCAGACATCGAAGATCGAGCGCATCAGCCACGCCTCGCGGATCGCCTGCGCATAGTCGGGCATCGACGGAATGCCGACAAAGGCCGCCAGCAGGTCCGCAAACACTTTGCCGGCATCCGCTCCATCCAGCGCCTCGTGGTGGCGAAATTTCGGCACGATCGTCGGCGGAGCCGCGACGCCGCCGGATTGGACGACCCGCCGGATCTCCGCGTAGATTTCGCCGTAGACCGGGACGTAGAAATGCTCCGGCTCGACGATATCTTCGACCATGGGCAGGCATTTTCGGCTATCGACCAGCAATCCGCCGAGCAACGCCTGTTCGGCCGGGGTATTGGACGGCCGCTCACGCAGCGCGGTGCGGAACGGCGATAGCCCTGGGTCCGGAATATGGTTCATGCGGATTTCTCCCGCGCGATGCGCCGAAAACGATAGACGCGCCGCCATCCCATCAGGGCCAGCGATGCGTCCGACCCGTTGCGGGCGCCGGATTGGATGTTGGACACAGCCTGGGGCGACAGGAGATGTGCCCGCGCGTAATCGGTGATGCCACCCGCGTCGCGGATGGCGCTATTCAGTTCTGAATAAAATTCCCGCAGCGACAGCCACGGATTATCGGCGAGGACAGCGCCATCCCGCGCGATGCGCTGGAACCGGCCGACTGTCTGCCAGCCCATGGCCGCCAGCGTGGCCGCGCTGCCCATGCGCCGTGCCGATTGGATGTTGGCGACGATCTGCACCGGCAGATCGCAGCGCCGCGCGAATGCGGACTGACCGCCCGCGTCGCGGATATCCTTATTCAGTTCCGTGTAAAATTGCTGGAGCCCGAGCAGATCAGCGGACACGGCCGAAACTCCCACCCCAGCCGCGTGGCAGCGTCATCCGGCCGCCGCGCGCATAGGTCGTGCCAGACGACACGCAACGAACGGGTGCCGACATCTGGACCGGCGCGCTTTCGGCGATTTCCTCGGCCGGCGCATCGATGTCGTCCCGCTCCCGGGAGGGGGCCGCGCCGCCGTCGGCGGTGCCAGCCCGGCGATTTTGGCGGCGAAGGTCGCGCAGTCCTAGTTTGTCGATGCGATTATTGACGGTGGATGGATGGAGACCCAGCCGTGCCGCGATTTCCTTGCTCATAAGGCCGCGCGCCATCCATGTTGTCAGCTTCGGGTCGATGGGCCGCCAATCGATTGCAATGCCCTTCGCCATCAGGCTGCCTCCGCAATCTCGGCCAGACGGTCGATAAAATTGCGCACCGCGCTGCGCGACAGCCCCAATTGGGCCGCAATCCGTCCCGGCGAAACTCCGTCGCGCACCAGGCGCGAGACCACAGGACTCAGCCGCTGCCAATCAATCTGCTGGGCCATCTTTCCCTCACACGATGAGGGGACACGGGCGCGGGCGCGATGCCCGCGGCATCACGCGTCCCCGAACCACTTCCGGCTGCGCCGGGCCAGAATGGCCTCGCGTCGCCGTAAATCCTCTATGAACGCCAGGGCGCGCGCTTTCCGCGCGTCCAGCCGGCGTACGCTCCAGTCATATCGGGCAACTCGATATTCGAGCACGACCCATGCCCCGACCAGGCGCACGCGCGCCCGAAGGCGTGCCGGCGCGCAGGCATAGATCAGAAGGGCACATGGCGCCGTGCCGGCCAGCAGAATGCATAGTTCGCCGCTCATGGCGCGTCCTCGCACCCAAGCTCCAGGGCCAAGCCGGCGATTTCACGCGCGATTTCGGCGTGCCGAGCCCGCAGAGCGGCAACGCGTCGTGCGCGCACCGCCAGCAACTCATCCGCCGACACCGTCCGAACCTCGCCGTGCCACGCGGCGCGCACGCGCCGTTCGGTCAGGCCGAAAAACCGCGCCGCCTCGGCGAACGCGATCTTCAGCCCGCGTCCCCGGCGAGCCTCGACCTCGGCCCGGATCGCCCCGCAAAACTCATCCTGGTAGACGCTACCGGACACCGGACGTCTCTCCGGCGGTTGGCCCTTGGGTGAAATACCCGCGCGCTTGGACGAAATACCCAACATCTTGGGCGCCCCCTCTGCCATTGTCCCGATTGTCAGGTCGGAAGCAGTGAGGGCATGGAGGTTGTGAGCACCCGGATATTGCACAGCATGAGGCGCCCGCGACTGCGGATCGCCCCGCCGGCGGAATGCTGCGCCGAAGGCGCATACCGCCGGTCATCGCACGAACGCCTTGGTGGCCGGGGCATTGCCGCCCCGGCCGCTTCGGACCACCATGGAGGCTTCCACACACGCCATGGGGGATTCGATGGATACCAACGCCGAGATCGCTGCGATCAAGCAGGTCCTGGACGCGCATGTCCGCAAAATGCAAGCCCTGGAGGAAACCGTCAGATTTCTTGCCCAGATCCTGATAGAAGAGGGCGCTCTGGACAGGGAACGCCTGGTCGCGCGCGCCTACAAAGCCGCGCACGCCGATCTGTCCCCCGCGTCCGATCACTGGGGGCTGCTGGAGCCATTGGCCAGCAAGCTGGCGCATGGAACGCCATTCCCGCAAGCCGATTGATCGTTCCGCCCGGACATGCGCGGTCATGCGACAAGCCGATCCATATCGACGTCGCACGGCCAACCGAATTTCTTCGCGATTGTATCACGGTACATCCCGGTGCCAGAGCCGTCCACCCAGCGTCGACCAGCTCGATCCAGCGCATGTGCCAGCGTGCCTATTCCGCTGGACACGCCCGACGACATCAGACCGCTTATCCAGAAGCCGGCTGTTGCGAACGAGGCGGGCTTGCCGATGATGTGGCCTCTGGCGTCGATTCTTTGGCCGGCCCCAACCCAGACGCCTTCGGCGTTCATCCGGGAGCGCCATATGTCCTCTATCCTCCACCCGCAGCAGGGGCAGATCATGCGTGCAGCATCGCGGATCTCGTCCGGAAGCGCACCGCGCGGCCACTCCAGCATCAGCCCATGATTGCGGATCGGATATGGTGCCCAAAACCTGTTGCAGTGCGGGCAGGGCCAATACCACATACGCCGGTCGCTATTGGCATAGAGCGATATTATCCCTGCCGTGCTTGCCTCCGGACCGTCTCCGCCGCCCAAGCCCGGATAACTTTCCACCAGCAACCGCGATTGCGTTCCGAAGGTCTGCCGACGGATATCTGCAAGCGCATAGGGATCGCCAGTACTGCGGTCACAGGCATCAAGGCCGCCGATTGCGATCCGACTCGCAGATTTATTGATCAGGTTGTTATAGGTCGCGGGCAGGAATTGCGCCCACATACGCCCGAAATCCTTGAACTCCAGATCCCGCGCCGCCCGGCCGACGCGCCGAGTGACCGCCATTTCGGGACGAGCATCGATTGCCGGTTCGATCTCGGCTTTGACGTAGGCTCTGACCATCGCCTCCGTTGGCCCATAAACCAGCATGTCGGCGGGATCCTGCGTAACCGAATGGATCAGCCAGTTTCTGACAAGGCGCCCGGTTCCGGAATTCTCCGCAGCCATGATCGCCACAGTCAATTGCGGCCCTTCGGTCAAGACCCGCATCGGCTCTCGCAGGTAAGGCAGGCATGGGCAATTCATACCTCAATCCCTTTGTTCACAATTGAGTAACTGCCCAGGAGCGCACGAATGACACCTTCCGAAACCGAAGAAGCGATCGCGCGGCTGCGCGGGCAGAACCAGGCGCGCGCGATGCTGCTGACCGCCATGTTGGTGGCTATGCCAACTGCGCAGCGCGTCGAAGCTGCCGCGATCCTGCGGGTCATGCAGAAGAAACGGGAGTTCCTGGATGAAATGGCGCTGCCATTGCGGACCGAGGTCATGGCCGAGGCAACGGCGGACGAGATTAAGCGTGTGTTGACGAACGCGGAGATCGTCTGTCGGGATTTGGGGCGGTAGGTCATGCCGCACCGCCTTCCATGCGCCTGTTGCAGCCGATGCCACGTGGGGCCGATCCATTGCTGAACCGGCCCCCACGGCCCACAATGATGATCGCCACAACCATCATGGAGACAAAAAATGGCATCAATACTCGTGAACATACTGGTCCAGCACCGGGTGACCGGAACCTCCGAGGAGAGCGGGACCGTGATTGCGCAGCGTACGGTGGCGAAGCAGCGCATGGAAATGACGCTAAAGGTAACGCCGGACGCCGTCCCGGAAGCAGCGGGTCTTGGATTTCTCGATCTCCACATTGCGATCGAGGAATCGACGCGGCCATTTCCGGAAATGACCCCGGAACAGGCGCGCGCATGGATGGTCGATCTTTTGAAAAAGATCCTCTGACGCAGAAGCCGGTGACCCCACTTTGGCCGGTCAATGTCTCGACGACCTGGGGTAACTGGCGTTCCTTCCGCCAGCGAGGTGATGAATGCCGTCCGTCTTGGGTCCGAGCGAATGGAGTCAGCGGTTCGAACAGGCCAAGTGAGGCGCGGTGAGCCTCAAGAGTAGAGAGCCCATTCTCCAAGCCAAGGACCGAGCGACCAATGGCGCTGCCATTGCGGGCCGAGGTCGTGGCCGAGGCGACGGCGGACGAGATCAAGCGCGTGCTGACGAATGCGGAGATCGTCTGTCGGGATTTGGGGAGGTAGATCATGCCGCACCGCCTTCCATGCGCCTATCGATGCGAGGCTCGCGAAAAATATCTGGGCGCACCTGCTCCGGAGACATCCTCGCAAGATGAGCAATATCCACGACGAACACGGCCGGGATACGCCGCCATCCACTGATAGTGGAGGGGTGCCGGTCGATTACCCGCGCCACTGCGACAACGCCGCCCGCGCGCTTGATGATGGTCGAGACGCTCATACGCAATACGTGGGGCATTCCCACATATTGCGTCAAGCGAAAATGTGGGGAGAACCCGCCCGGCACCGTCCAATGATGTGGATGATGACCATATGAGCAAGCAAGATATCCCCGGCACGCGCATCAGAACATTACGTGAACAAAAGCGGATGACACAAGCGGCTTTGGCTGTAGAATTGGGCATATCCCGATCACATCTCACCAAGATCGAGAAGGGAGATGATATGCCAGGCCGCGAGACCCTGATCGCCGTGTCTACGTTTTTTGAGGTATCTCTTGATTGGCTGGCCCATGGGTCAGGGTCAGCCCAGCCTGCGCACGCACAAAGTGAACGCGAAGCCCTTCTTCTCTTTGCGTTTCGCCAGCTTCCTGAAAATGAAGCCGATATGTTTCTTCATCTCATGCTGAAAAATAGTAAAAAAGATAGCTGATATGATAAAGAGATTATTTAGTTCAGTATTTTATCTTTCATTTTTTGTCTATTTTCCATGTGCACAATCGCAGACATTGGCGGGTAAGTTGTGTTCAATTTATAAAGAGTCTTCTATTAAAATAATTCCAGTGGAAAAGATTTATTACGATGCTCGAAATTCTGACGATCCCAATGAGCTGCGCAATACGTTAAAGCGCGATAGCGCATTTGAAATGCTAAAAGATGAATTTGAGCGGAGGAACAATGAACTTTATCCACTCTTGGGTGGCAAATCACGACAAATACGAGATATCGATATTATCGCGGAGAAAGTCGATATAGACGAAGAGGATGTGGATGGGGAAATAAAAAGGGTCGCATCTGTAGTTGGACATTTAGACTGTGATAAATATATAGCGGTTTCTTTTGATAAAATAGTTCTCAATAAATCGAATATCGACCAGATTATTAAAATTGATCGCGGCATGAAAGTCAGCTTTGCAACGGCGACCGTGGCCTCGCATGATGAGCCGCTTCAGCGACCTGCCGATGCCGTGCAATGGGGCGGCCCAATCAACCAAATCTTCGGTGGCTTTCGCGCAGACGCTTTCGACTCGCCGCGCCTGAAACTTCTTCCAGAGAACTCACGTAGCCAGCAATAGGGGTTGTGGGGAGTGCCCACATTTCGCTTGACGACAGATGTGGGATTAACCCACATATGCCCCATCGCACCCCGCGATGGAGCTTTTTCATGTCGACCCGACCCACAAAACGCACTCAGGTTTCTGCGACCAGGAAGGTCGCCAACGCCCGCCGCGTTCGGCCGGCGCAGCTTGCAGCCGCAACGCCCGAAGATTCGTCCCCGGAAGAGGCGGCCGATGGGCCGCACTTCGCTGCCGATGAGTCGATCTGCCTCGGCTTGACCTATCGCGACCGCATCACCGGCTTCACCGGCATTGCTACCGGTCACGCAACCTATCTGACCAGTTCTCCGAGCGTCCTGCTGTCGCCGCGCGTCGGCGACAGCGGAGGCGGCCTCGACCCTCGCTGGTTCGATGAGGCATCTCTGGTCCGGATTCCCGACAACCTTCGCTGATCAACGGTCCCGGCGCGGGCTCTGTGCCGGGGCTCTTGCTGCCGCCTGCGATGGAGGTTCCCTTGTCCACCCAACCCGTTCAGACGCCTTACGGCGACAGACCCCCGGCAGATAGTCTGCTGCCCTGCCGTCACGGCCTTACGATTGCCCACACCGATCTGCTGCTGATCATTGCGTCCCTGACGGGTGCTTCGGATGCCCGAGGCAACGCAGAGCAGGTCCGGGCCTGGCTTGAGGCCGCGCAGAGCCGCACGGCCTGCCGCACGGAAGCGAAATTCCTGGTCGTTCACGCTGTGGCGCGGGCGGTTCTTCCCGGCCATGCCCGCTTTGGCCTGGTTGCCAATCTTCACCAGATGGACAGCTTCGTGCGCGAGGCGATTGCCTGTCTGCCCATGAGCGCAGATCAGGACTCGTACGGCCAATGATCTCCCTGGATGTGGCTGTGCCATTGCTGTTCCAGATGGTGGAGCATGCTGCTCCAGATCTCGCCCATGTAGGCAGGCATCCAGAGTTGAAGCCGCTCGATCGACTGTTCGTCCGGTGGAAGCGTCGGCAAAAGCCTTTCACGCAATTCCAGATGCTTTTCCGTCAGGCGCGTGGCCGAGCGGATCAACTCCAGGCGCACTGCTTCGGATGGCTCTGCCCCACGAAACATCTTGTCTCTCCTCACAAATTCTAGGGGATGAATGATGGATTCAATACCATCTCATGACAATGGCGCCCCGTACGGCGGCCCTGCTGTCACCCACTGCCGCAACCACCTGTCGGCTGCGATCGCCACCCGCTGGCGCAACAGCCGCACGCTCGCCATCCTGCTGACGGCCACACCCGAAAACATCGTCATCACGCCCGAGACCCGCCGCCAGATACGGCAGGAAATGGCCGCGCTGGATTCCGCCCTCACGATCGAGGCAAACGCGGCTTCACGCCTGCGGGTGGTGGCGGGATGAGCACGCCCCATACCAACCCCGCATTCGAGACCGTGACGGTCCCGCGCCAGTCGCTGGAGGCGGCGAACGCATTGTTGGGACTGATCGAGTGCGCGTCAGATCTGTTGCGGGAGCGGGGATTCGGCGACGGATCACCGGTCCGGCAATTGGACATCGCATATACGACGACGCGCAATGCGCTCTTGGCGGAGTCTGACGGGGCGATTGAACGTGCCCACCGCATTGAGCGCGGCGAGGTGCAGTCATGAACGACGTCACAAACGCGGCCTCGCAATTGGTGGATCTGATGCTGTCCGATCCACCGACCGATAACGCCGACCTGCTGGATGTGGCAACAAAGCTCGAACGCGACGCACGCGGACTTTCGGTGATCGCGCTGGGTCTTGTTAGGGAGGCCCAACGTCTGCGCGACTTCGCCGCTGCCCGCCAGGCGCGGATGGACGGCACTCCCGACCCCTTGTTGCACTAAGGAAATCGAACAATGCAGATCATTCCTGCTGGGGTTTTGTTCGGGCGCTGCATCCCCGAGCTACAGGACAGAATTGAACGGACCCTGCGCTCTGCACGGGTGTTGCGCGCCCAGGCGGCGCAGGATGCGCGGGCGGGCAGGCTCGACCAGGCGAAGCAACTGACGAAGCATGCCGATGAGTTTCAGATCATTGCTGAAAACGCCCTGCTTGAAGCGATGAACTGGCCGGAGCTGGGCATTCCGCCGATGCCCGCACAATGCAGGCGCCCATCATGACCGCCGGATCGCTGTCGCGTCCAGCGCATCCGATGCCGGATCAGAAAGGCCATTACTGGGCAAAATGGCGCATCGCTTCCGACGGCACGCGGGATGGCGACGAGCTGCCCCCCAGCAACAAATGGGAAATCGTTCAGGTCAACGACAATAACGGCGAGGAAATGATGCGGTTTACTGTGTCTGTTCCCGGCGTCGAGGCAGCCCAATGGCTCGATTGCTTCGTGTGGGGGCCGCGCGTGCCGGAGTATCGCGGATGACCAATTCCCATATCCGGACGCCGATGATGTGCTGGCTCGCCATCATCATCGCCCTGCGCGCCTGCCGCGATTGCGCGGGCCGGGGCTGGATTCGCACCACCTGGCGTGGTGGTCGAGATCTATTCGTTTTTCGCGCCGTGGAAGCGCTGGCGATCTGCGCCGGTTGTGACGGTGACGGGCGGCAGGGATGGGCGCGGGGCAGCTTTTGGTCCCGTATGGGCCAGCAGCGCCATCGTCCAGTCGTCCGCCGCGTGACGTGGGGAGGGGCAGCATGACGGTCTGTGAACGTCCCAGCGTCATCCGTAGCGTCACCACCTTGGGCTGCTACGGTGTGAGCCCTGTCACCGATAAGCCAGTTGGTAGCCGCCATTCATGGGACTGGCTCAACCGGTGCCGGTTCTGCCATCGCTCCAAGGAGCAGGTGAGGATCGTTGAATTCAAGTCAGTGTCTGCGGCCGGAGGTGCGGTATGACCGCCATCCCGCGTCCCGCCCTCCGCTGGCATGGCGGCAAGTGGCGCCTTGCCCCGTGGGTGATCGAGCATTTCCCGCCGCACGATTGCTATGTCGAGCCGTTCGGCGGCGCGGCTTCCGTCCTGCTGCGGAAGCCGCGCGTCGGCGCCGAGGTGTATAACGACCTGGACGATGACGTGGTTGGCTTGTTCCGGGTCCTGCGCAACGCCGATCAAGCGCAACGCCTGATCGACCAGCTACGCCTGACCCCGTTCGCACGGGCCGAGGATGCCGATTGTCGCCGGCCGGCACCCGATGCAGATCCGGTCGAGCGGGCACGGCGAATGATCGCTCGATCGTTTATGGGGTTCGGGAGCGACAGCAGCCGGCAGGACCGCACCACAGGCTTCCGGTCATCGACCAACCGAGACGGCGGGAAATCCACACCGGCCCGCGACTGGTCGAACTATCCGGATCCGATGGACGCGCATCTTGATCCGAGCGTTCCGGACCCAATTGACTATGCGCGGCATCTGCGTAGCGAAGTCGACAGACTGGCTGCCGAGCGGGACCGGATCGCGCAGGAAACGCGGGAGGCGTGTGCGTCGGTTTGTGATCGCCTGCGTCGAGAAGAAGGCAGAATCTACGGGGTCGGGCTGGCGACTGATCGGAGCCGGGTAGCCATGCGCGTGATGAAAGAGTGCGCCGCCGCCATCCGTAGCGCGGGAGACAAGGCATGACCCAGCACAGGACGCGGGAAGATTTATTTCCGTGCCCGTTTTGCGGATGCGCCGCAGAGCGTCACGATATCATGGACGAAGAGCCCGCCAACTTCGGCGGGTCCGTCATCCAGTGCACAAAGTGCCTTTGCAGCACTCGCGTCATCTTTGGTGAAAAGGAGGGGCTATACGAAGCGTGGAACACCCGCGCTACGTCCTCCCTCCGCGCCGAGAACGAGCGGCTCCGCGCGGCGACCCAGCCCGCTGCCAGTCCGTCAAACGCAGTGCGGGATGTCCTACATGAGCGGGAGCGTCAAAGGCGGGTTGAAGGCTTCACCGCGGCGCGAGACGATCAATATAAAACCGGAGAACTGCGCCGGGCTGCTGTTTCGTATGTCCTGAATACACTCAATTCCCCCAAGGCCTTTGATTGGTGGCCGTGGGATTTGGCTTGGCTCAAGCCTCATGGCACGCGCCGCGATCTGGTCAAGGCGGGAGCACTGATACTGGCAGAGATCGAACGTCTGGACCGAGTGCGCATGGACCAGGAGAGCCGGGGCGATGGCTGATCACGCGATTCCGCCCCATCCCTGCCTGACCGATCTGGTGATCGGGGCGCCAGCTTACACGACGTGCCTCTATGGGGACGGCAAGGGCGCGTACGTCGGCGCGACGCGCGAAGACGGCAGCGCCTGCGCGATCGCCCATGTCGGGCGCTTGGTCACGATCGACGGCCAGCGCGTGCTGGAGCTGACGGGGTATCTGACGGTGCCTCGGCGTAGGGATGGAGAGGCACATGGCTGAAGCAACCTGCTGCCGAGTGAAATCTCTTGCCGATCGGTGGGACTGCTCGCCTGCCAAGATCCGCCGCATGATTGAAGCGGGGAAGCTGCCGGCCATCCGCCTGGATGGAATGGTCCGCATTCCCCTGTCTGCCGTACTGGAAATTGAGGCGAAGACTGAATGGCCGCCAACGACAAGCCACGCCTCTGCCGAGTCGCAGGGCGCGATACATGGCACATCTATCACCAGCGCAAACGCCTCTCTACGGGCTGCACGGATCGCGCGTCGGCTGAACTAGTCCTCGCGAAATATGCCTTTGACCTGTCCCGGCCGCAGACGCAGGCAGTCGGCATTTCACAGATCCTTGATCTCTATCTTGCAGATAGGCGCGATGCCCTGAAGCCAGGAGCCGAACGGCTGGCCTTCGCCCACAAACCGCTGTCCGCCTGGTTCGGCGAAAAGCCGGTCGAAGTCGTCACGGAGCCGGAGTGCCGCTCCTATATAAGGAATCGCTTGTCGGGCGGGATCAGTACCAGCACGGCACGGACAGAGATGCAGGCGCTCCGGGCAGCGCTTCGCTGGGCAGCCAAGGAGAAGCTGACAGCCGAAGCCCCGCATATCCCGCTGCCTCCCCGCGCAGCACCTAAGGAGCGATGGCTGACGCGAGACGAAGCGCAGGCCCTTATTGAGGGATGTGGCTCGCATCATATGCGACTGTTCGTCATTTTGGCTCTTGGGACCGGCGCGCGAGTCGCATCGCTGCTCGATCTACCATGGTCACGGGTAGACTTCGACGGCCGTGTGATTGACTTGCGCGATCCCGCCAAGCCCCGGACCTCGAAAGGGCGCGCCCGCGTCCCCATCAATGACGGGCTGCTCGCAGCCCTTCAGGAGGCGCGCGCCGTCAGAGAAACCGAATGGGTGATTGAATGGGCAGGCGACAAGATCGGCTCGATCAAGCGTGGATTCCGTGCGGCGGCCGATCGCGCAGGGCTGGAGGGGGTGACCCCCCACACCCTCCGCCACACTGCGGCTACCTGGATGGCCCAGGCGGGCGTTCCGCTTTGGGAGGTCGCCGGCTTCCTCGGGCACTCCAACACCAGAATGGTCGAGGATACCTATGCCCATCACAGCCCCAGTCACCTGAAGGCAGCATCCCGCGTCCTCGATATGAGCATATTGCAACAGTTCCCGGTTGCCCGCGTGAACACGGACACGAAGAAACCCAAGGAATCCCGTGACGCAAAATGCCCAATCCCCTGTGGAGAAAACGACATAAGAGACTGAAAAGAAACAGCAGCTATCAGTGTTCGGGACGCAGGGGCCGGAGGTTCGAATCCTCTCACTCCGACCAAGACTTAAAAGTCTTGATTTCAATGACTTATCCATCCCGAAAAGGGTAAGTCACAGAATATTTAGAGCCATGACCAGTAGTATGGTTGGCACGTTCCGCCCCTCCCTGATATCGGATTTGACGTCGTAGGATCGGCATGAGCGGCAGCCATTCCTGATAGACACATATCCTCAGGGGGTACCTTAATTGGACTCTAAAGCCGCTTTCCACCGCTTTGGGATATGCTCCCGTTGCGCCTCCAGTCAGTGAGTTGACCGGAAAATGCGGACAACAACGACACCCATTTCTGCCTGAATGACGTCATGTGCTCCCTATGGGGCACATAGTTATCATATTATTTGAGCATTGGCTCATGAACTGAGACGGGTTATCTCTAGAAAGACAATTTTATAGCTATAGGCCGATTTGATGACCAAGGGAACCGATGACCTTCCAAAGGTCATCACAATTAACTCGCTCGACAAAGAAGACCGGGCGCTTTTTCCCGATGGGTTCTTCGACTTATATGAAGTTAAAAGTTATCGAAATGCCGCACGAATACTAGAATCTTCTTGTTCGAAGGAATTTCGTGAATTAACAGAAACACTTATGAAGTTCCGCATTATTCCGGACGATATTATCGTAGGAGGAGGAAATAAGTCTAAAATTGCCAAGGGCGTTGAAGAATTGTTTCATCCACTAGGATGGCGCGAAACTCGCGTCACGGCTGACTTGCTCATTAACCGAATTACTTATACGGATCCCCAGAAAAGGGGTAAAAAAGCTCCAAAATCAATAGAGCAATATAAAATAAACTCTTTCGTTGATGGTCACAAAATAGATTTTGTAAAAAATAGAGTGGCGTTTGATATGGAGTGGAATTCGAAAGACCAAACATTTGACCGAGATTTATACGCACTTCGTAGTTTTTATGATTGCAACATAATTTCGGCCGGTGTGCTTCTGACGCGCAGTGCTGAATTGGTCCCAGCCTTCAATGAGCTAAAAAATCGCTCCACAAAGGAAATGAGCCAAGGAAAATATGGAGCCTCCACGACATGGATGGGGAAGCTCACGTATCGCATTGAAGCTGGTCGCGGTGGAGGTTGCCCGATTCTCGCCATGGGCTTCAAGCCATCTCTTATCAAGGATTTTGACGTTTGGAAGGCCGCGAATCCAATCCGCCGGGAAACAGGCGATATTTATGCTTCAGATGTTGATGCTAACGTAGAAGATGATGCCGAAGATTAATCGATTCTCGACAATAGGCATTCCATACGGGGTTCGTTAAGTAAACGCTCACTATGGCTGTTGTGCTTATATGTATCCCATGACGGCTCATAATCATCTGCTTGGTTGCCCCAGACCGTCCAACCCTGGCGGGGGCCGCGAGCAAACATTTCCAAGTAAGGCCCCGGAGAGCATGATTCAATCAGGTCGTATTGTTCGTCAGGCTTACGGCTATGCTCACGTTTTCGTGTCGCGAGATAATTGACTTGTGTGCGCCCGGCTTGAAGCGTGCGAGCATTTTTACCCTTCACGCCGAACAGGATGATTTCAGTTACATTACGGAAGTAGAATCCAACTCCACGGCCATCGGACCCACCATCCTTGCGAATTTTGTGCCAAACAAGATTTGACTTGTAGGTAAAGCCCCACTCTTCCATCACACGAAGTCCATCGGGAAGGAGGGCATTAGGCACCCACAGATATAGGTGGGCCGTTGATGCCGTAATATCGGCCACCGGCAATGCACAGATATCGTTGAGAGTCATGGTTGAATAGCGGGATAACCTGCGATGTTCAGGTGCGACCTTGCCGGTTCTGTTGGTGAACTGCCACGGTGGGTCCGCTAATATGGTTTTGGGTCGCGCCTTTCCTACGGCACGGACAAAGTCGGTCACAGCGTCCTGCTGAATATCTTTTTGAGGCATCGTCGCTGTTCGCATTCTGTTCGTGTTGACTCTCAT